GTCACTGCCAAAGAGTGAATCATTAGAATCCCTAAAGTGGAAGGCTGTAGGAGAACATAACTTAGGAGAAATCTCGTAAGTGTTCTCTGCAGCATTTACACAGGATGCACGCATGTGATAAGGAAAGTCCACAAGTGAACCTATGTCGATCTGTCCACCGGCAGTGTTGGGTAACCCCGCATCTTGAATATAATTCGCAAGAGAGGTACCAGCATTAAATCCAGTAGAATTTTGACCACCTATAGGTCCGTTAGTGGCACCGGCAGCTGGATGCATTAAGCCATCTTTTGGCACATATAATGCAGCTGTTACGGTACCTTGTGTCACATTTATAGACTGAGTCTGTCTAATACGTACTCCCCAAGAAACTATTCGATAAGAAGATAATTTATTGAATAAACCAGAAGGAGGATTAATGTACTGAGCAAAAGTGTATTGTCCACCATCCTTAGTTACTAAAGTCGAGCCATTCGAAATCGAATTGCGTGAAGACCAAGCAACAAACAAAGGATTAGGTGTTATGACACAATCAAAACTCCCATTACCATCAACTTTTAGAGATAAAAATTCTCTGACTGCATAGGTAACTGTCGGACAGAAATATTGATCTGGTACACGACAGCCTATAGCTGCATCAGAGAAAGGCTCTAAAAGAGCATCTCTATAAGATTTAGAGGCTTTATGTGAATTTAGATTATACAACTCATTTTGTACTTTAACCGTTCTTTTGGGCCCATTGAAGGCTGTTTCTCCTTTTCTATTTCCCCCATTTTGTTTTTTATTATTATTGTTAGACTTATTTGTCTTTTTATTTGTTTTCATTTTCATCCCTGCCATCTTTACTTCCTAATGCTCTAGACGGAATCACTATATGTGTTCCGTCAAGAGTATTTTGATACGATATATCGTATACTAGGTTATGGTCTTTGGTTTGAATCAATTCCAGAGGCCAGTCGGTTAATCGGCTGTCTGAGGAAATTGGATATATGTTGTGCTTTCGGCAATCCGCTTTAATTTTAGATAACGAGATATGAGGTAAAACTACCTTATAATTCTTAATTCCAGCTAGTTCAAGATCATCAGATTTCGACATATCAAACATTGATTTATCATAGTTTTGTTCTCGGAGTATGGTCTTTATTAGTGGATCTGGTTGCCTAAATTTTAAGTCAGAAATGTTTAAGGGTTGGCTCTTTAGTTTTAAAGAAACCTTCAGGTAAGATTTTGAAAGAGGTGTTGAAGAATAAGTATCTTTTATAACTTTCATACGACTAAATTTAGTAGAATTCTGTTTTAGCTTTTCTTTGATGTCATGTTCTAGGTAAGCGGCGAGTAAACGTTGTGTTTTGGTAAGTTTTAAAGTTACCGCATCGTTTATAAAACCAAGGCCTCCTAGATTTCTATCAATAAATAAGTTGAAATGCATTGTACCAGCTTTCGTATGACTCAAGATTTGATCCTTGAAGTAAAACAAAAACCGTTGATGAGAACGTAATTTATTTGGTGAATTTGCAATCAGTTCGTTATAGATAGAATCTATAGTTTGATCTGATCGCTCAGAGGCCGATCCTCCTGACTTAGACTGTCCGGTCAAAAGACCACAATTTAAGAATTTCATTTTAGTAAAATTACGTGACCCATAATGGTAACAAAAACACTCAGAATTTACTGTTAGTACATTTGTATGTATGTAATTCTTTCCCACTGATAATTCAAAACCTACAGCAGCGACGTTTCGTCGCCATATGGCAGAGAGTTTAGAGTTGGATGGAAATAATATATCATCTCCGTTAATCAAAACAGGTAACTCATTGAAGTTCACTTTCTTCCCTAAAAATTCTTCTAAAGCCATATGGTAACATATTAAGTTACACATGCAAAGAATAGGAAATGATAGGGGTGAACCCATAAGTTGGCCAGAACGCTGTCTAGCGGCTGGTAAGCCTGTTGAGTTAGGGTAATGTATATTGTGTTCATATAACACAGATCTTAGTAGTATTTGAAGTTCAAGTGAATAATTAGTACGTTTTAGGAAAGATTCGAAGCAAGCCTTTGTAAAGTTAATATTTAACTTATCCGTAGCAGCAGAGTAATCTCCACTGACAAAAGAATCAAAGACGACTCCAATTGAGTCGGCTTTGGTAATCATGTCTTGCAGATGACGAAGTTGTAATTTCTCCCCAATTAATAAGAAAAAATCATACTTCCTTAAGTACTCCCACATAGCCTTTTGGAAAAATTTACATATCCAATAAGGTAAAGGT